CTAGGTAATAGTTTAGTTCCAATGATACCGTACTATATTGGAATGAGCATAAAGAAAGGAGATATGTTATGGACAAAAAAATAACATTGAGTATCGAACGTCAACAGAGAGCATTGAAAGCTATGCACGCAGCTAAGTCACCTGTGTTTAAGCATTTTTGGTTTAATGTTTTTGGCAAGATACTTTCAAAAAGCATCATTGCAAACGAAGATGGTGTGCCATATGACAACCAAACCAGAAACTAGATTTTGGAAAAAACTGAAGGAGATCACTCCGAAGGTACATTGGACTAGGATAGAGTCTTTCAGTTCGCCTGGGATACCAGATTTACATGGAGTTTTTCGTGGTAAAGATGGTTATCCCGTCAGCGTTTTTGTTGAATTGAAATGTACTAAGCTGAAAAAAGTGGCATTGACTCCAAAGCAAATATCGTGGAATTACAGCTATAATGAAGCTGGTGGATTAAATTTTATCTTGGTCGAGACCCTCCCTAAGAGATCCTTGTATATATATTCGGGAGGCATGGCCCGTGAACTCTCCATTACGGGCATAGATACCGAGCCATTGGCCATCATACCCTATCCCTGGGACCCGGGCCGCATGCTGCAGGTGATGGAATCGTTTCTCCATTACCGTGAATCTTGCGACATTGCCACCGAATCATAGGCTCACGGAGCTGCATCCTGGGTCAGGAGATGGTTGACAGTTGCACAAAGATCCTATAATATTGGGACATGGTTAGTATTATTCTCCATTCTGCATTAGCAACTCTAGCACTCTTTATCGCAATACTACTCAGGTTCCCCAGAACCAGGAAGCCCGTGATGGTAGTTGCCGTATTGATGATTCTCCATTACGCTTAGATTCAAGCAACATACATCTAAGACAGGTAAAAGGAGCTGCAGACCCGGTATCCCAGTTGCATTCTCCATTACAGCCGCCTTCACGATTTTGCTACAGGTATAAGGGAAGAAGCGGATTTACCGCCAGGCAGCAGGATGCGTTCTCCATTGCCCAATGCCCACGAATCGTTGCCCAAACCAAGCATAAAGCATCGCACCCGTGCGCAGCTGTGATGGAAGCTATGTGTGTCCTGATGAATCTCCATTACGCTGGATCTCACGACCGTTGCCCTCTAGGTATACTAGAGAGGCCAGGAGCTGGTCAGGCGTCTCCAGGGTAACAAAATAAAAGGTTTGACAAGGGCGGTCAAAGATCTTATATTTATGGGATAAAGGAGAATAAATGCTATGAATAATTATGAAGCCGTTGGAATCTGTGAGGGATTCATCGAATGCGAAAGCGAAGAGAAAAGACTGGAAGCATGGCAGCATCTGATAAACACAGGGCTGGCCTGGACGCTTCAAGGGTCTTTTGGAAGAATGGCGCAGTCATTGATTGAACAAGGATTATGCGAGGCAAAGCAATGACAAAGAGCTGCAAGGAAAGAATAAAAAAAGTATGGGAAGAGCGTCAGCAGGATCTAAAGGATCCTGAGTTTGAAGCGCTTGGTTTTGATTATGTCGAACCACATACCTGGAACGATCAACCGGAAGGATACTGGCGCTGGCAGTTTAGCTGGGGTGGTCCGAGTGACGAGCTTCGAGGCTACGTAAACGAACACAAAGAGCTGCATCGCCTAGAATATTGGTTCCTTGATTGGTTTGATGGTGCGTCTCTGCTGGTGTCCCCTGGGTCACGGGAGTGGACACAGATGCAGGAAATGATTCCGCATTAGATCAATGAAAACGATTCTATTTATACTTCTACTTGTGCTGCTGTACCCGGTAGCGCAGGTAGCTCTGTTGTTTATCAATCTCCATTAGCTCAAATCTCACGGCTCTTGGGTAGATCTATATACTCAGGAGCTACCGGGCCGCACGCTGCAGGTGAGTGTGATGAATCTCGTGGTGACAGAAAGGTTATGTGTCGTACTGCAACTAC